GAAACAAGGTACTTTTTTGGACAGTATGGATAGCAAATAGTAGCATTGCCACAACTATTTTAGTGCATGTGTGAGGAAGGAGTTGAACCAAGATGCATTAAGCAAAACCCAGGGATCATTAATCAGGCACTCCTCAATTGCTCCATATAGCCCTTCAAGATCAAAGGTTCCAGGTTCCAGGTTGTCCCTAAGTGCTTGAACAATGAGTAGTAGTTTTCTCGATTCAGCTGAAAATCCTTCGAGTTGTGGAGATGAATATAGGCTGTTGAACACAGATTTTGCTAGTAAGGTTCTGCACACCTTCCCGATTGAGCCTTCCTCCACTCCCTTAGGTGACTCTCCAATTGGCCATGTCTCCGATCTGTTTTCAAAGAATTCTTTGGTCATGTCTTTCTCTTTGATAGAAGACTCAGCCTCGATCATGCTCTCAATCTGTTGAAGAGATTGAAGAAGGCAGCGTCTCATTTCCATCCCCCATTTCATCTTAATTTTGGAGGTTCCGTTAGTTCTCACATACAGGAACATGGGCCTTGACACCTGGCCTATTGCAGTCCGCAAGAGCATTTCCCCTACTTCAAGAACACAGTACTTTTCCCATTTGTGTGGCTCCAGCCTTGGGTCAGTAAGGGAGAATTCCATACTCACAAAGTTCACCACGTCAGTATCATTTCTCAAATGGGACCTTCCTTTTATAATGAACCCATACAGGTTTGTCTTCCTTCTTCCTTCTTTTGTTCTGCATTTGCTTATCATTGGAATCAGTTGGAAGTCATCCATGGCTGCACAAGATGCATTGAGCAAAGCTGTATTTATGTAAACCCCCTTCATTATGTACTCAGTGGCCCTGCAATGAGACACTTCCGCTGTGAAGTAGTTCCTTCTCATGCTTGCAATGTGCTCAATTGGGGCAACATCTTCCCCTATCTCATCGAGTTCTATCCAGCTCGAATCGGTCAATTCACATGCCTTGTTGAACTCACTCTGGATCCAGCTTGCTATCGATCTGAGCTCTGGCTCATCACTTTGATACTGTTTCAGATCGCCAATATCTTTGCAGTCCTCAAAGTCCAATTTTTCCGGTGCCATATTCTCCCCGAGTGCCCACATTAATTGGCTTGTTTTCTTCATGTTCTTTGTTTTTGGGATTTTATCCTCATTTTCAATATCCTGGAGTTCTGCCAGCACCTGCTTCCAAGCCAGAAGATAATTGGGATTTATGCCCTTCTCGTGTGGCTTGATGATGTTGGGCTCTCTCCAGCCGAAGAATGTTTTCATGCATTTTATCGCATCATATAGCGGTATCCCCTCCCCCTCATGGCTCGGGTCCTCAATGCTTAATTTCAGAGCATCCATCAGCAAGAATTTCGACCGCTGGGAGCAGGGAGGTCCATCAGGCAATCTGAGGGGACGTGGTGTTGTCTTCAGAAATGGCTCAATTCTGGCGTTCACTTCTTTCGACATTTGAGAAAGCTTGCCCTCAATGCAGCCGTTCGGTTTGAATCCATCCACATAGGCTCTAAAGTTTTCAAGGCTGGAGAAGTTAGGTGGGAGACTTTGGTCGGCAAGCCTACGCATGGTCCCTGTGATTTCAAATCTTTCTTCAATTGTCTCTTCGCCTCTCTCGGACTGACGAAAGGAATCCCATAGACCCCTGCTTGCCATTTCCTGTCTTATGGTGAATAGTCTGGTTTTTATTCTTGCCCTGCTCTCTTCATCAAGGGTGTAGTCAGCTTTAGTGGCCATTTCTTCTCCAGTGAATGAAAAGATGTGGATATGTGTTTTCTCGGATTTTATCTTGTTAGCTTTTTCTAAGTAATATATGTGAACTTCCCTCCGTGTCACACCAATTTCAGTGAATCGGTTTTCCTTGTAGTCGTATAGATCCGGAAGAAATTTGGGTTTATCGACTCCTGTTGTGTTGCAGATGCTATTCACCACTGTCCAGGCCATTGCTCGGTCTCTTCCTTCAATTATTTCAAACCTGTGCTTCAACAATGCATTTGGATCACCAGATTCCACAATTATTGATTCGCCTCGTTCGTCAATGAAATGGAAGTCTGAATACATGAAGCAGACTTCTAAGTGTGTGCATATTGCAGCGAACTTATTTGTTTCAATTTTCGGGTCTTCCCCATATTCCTTCATTGTCTTTTCCGCAAGCTCGACAATCATTGGATTGAAGCACTGTCGCACAAAGTCTTCCATTTTGGATCAGTACCTGCTTT